TCATACTTAGAAAGCTTAGAAGAAAGAATCATAAGACTATCAAACGCTTTAATAGATAAAAACAAAGAAGTAGAAGAACTAAAAGAAAAAATACCTGAAGTAAAGTATTCAGATATTGAAGAAAAGTATTTAGAATTTCAAAAGATACCTGAAGAACTATTTCAAACATTTATAGAAACAAGACTTAACCCATTTTTAAAACTAAATAGCTATGCTAAAACCTAAAAAAGAAGACAAAGAAGCATTCATACAAAGATGTATGTGCAACCCTAGAATGGAAACAGAATACCCTACAAGGATTCAACGACTGGCAGTATGCGCGGTATTATGGGTAAGAAGATGAACTACCTTCTAGCACTTGTAGATGGCTTTGCATTATGCCTAATAATTTTTTTCTTAATCAAGTTTAAAAAATAAAATATGAACAGACAATACGAACATTCAGCAAAAATAGTTTTTTACGGTATGATATCAATAGCCATTTTAATTTTGATATCAATTATAACTTCATAAAACAAAAAATAAATCGTTTTATAAGTACAAAGAAAATACAGAGAAATTATGGCAAACGAAGAAAACCTTATCCCGTATAAGAAAGGACAAAGCGGTAATCCTAACGGAAGACCTAAAGGTTCAAAGAACAGAAGCACCATAGCTAAGAAATGGCTTCAGCTAATAAAGAAAGAAGTAAACCCGTTAAACCTTGAAACAGAAGAACTAAGCCAGGAAGATTTAATGACCTTAGCTTTGATTAAGAAAGCTACAAAAGGCGATGTAAACGCTTACAAAGCATTAATGGATAGCGGCTATGGTTCACCCGTTCAACAAGTAGAACAAACAATACTAGAACAACCTTTATTTCCAGATGTTCCAAAGAACAACCGCAACCAATAAAATACTTGCTTTAGATAAACGCATTAAGATAGTACAAGGTGGTACATCATCTTCTAAAACCTTTTCTATCCTTGCGATACTTATAGACAAAGCAATAAAAAACGATGGTATAGAAATAAGCGTAGTAGCCGAATCTATACCACATTTGCGCAGGGGCGCATTTAAAGACTTCGTAAAGATTCTAAAGTGGACTAATAGGTTTATAGATGAACAACTAAACAAAACGCTTTTAAGATACGAATTTAAGAACGGTAGTTATATTGAATTTTTTAGCGCTGATGATTCAAGCAAACTAAGGGGGGCAAGAAGGGATGTGCTTTATATAAACGAAGCCAACAACATAGCCTTTGAATCTTACAACGAACTATCGATAAGAACCAAGAATGAAATCTACATTGATTATAATCCTTCTAATGAATTCTGGGCGCACACCGAATTAAAGAACGAAGCTGATAGTGACTTTGTTATTCTTACCTACAAAGACAACGAAGCACTTGACAAAGGCATAGTAGAACAAATAGAAAAGAACAAGGAAAAAGCCGCCACATCTTCCTATTGGCAGAACTGGTGGAACGTCTACGGTCTTGGACTTGTAGGTTCTTTAGAAGGCGTTATCTTTTCAAATTGGAAACAAATAGATATGATACCACCCGATGCTAAACTTGTGGGCATAGGTTTAGATTTTGGGTACACCAACGACCCAACGGCAATAATGGAAGTTTATAATTGGAATGGCAAACGCATAGTAAACGAATTAGAGTACCGCACAAGACTTCTTAATTCTGACATAGCAAAAATACTACCTAAAGGTGTTATTATCTACGCTGATTCTTCAGAACCTAAATCAATAGACGAAATAAGAAGGTATGGCATTTCTATAAAGGGCGTAACCAAAGGAAGGGATTCTATCAACTACGGTATAGACATAATGCAAACACAAGATTACCTAGTAACCAAGACAAGCCAAAACCTAATAAAAGAACTTCGTGCTTATTGTTGGGACACAAACAAAACAGGTGAACGCCTAAACAAACCAATAGATAAATTTAACCACGCCATAGATGCGCTTAGGTATCACGAAATGGAAAGTTTAGGTTTAAAAGCCAACTACGGAAAATACGCAGTTCGATAGTTCTAAAAATCAAAATAAAATCGTTTTATAGTTATGGAAGTAAAGATTAAAGTACCTAATCATTTATCAGAAATCCCTTTACACAAATACCAACAATTTCAAAAGGTATTAGATGTGAATCAAGATTCGGGTATGAGTGATATTTTTATTCAGGAAAAGATGTTGCAGATATTCTGCGACCTACCATTAAGTGATGCTTTGAAATACCGTAAAGGTGATATAGACAACATCACTAATATCATCACAGGAACATTAGAACAGAAGCCAGACCTGGTAAGAACTTTTAAGATAGGTGATACTGAATTTGGTTTTATTCCTAAGTTAGAAGATATGACCTTTGGTGAATATATAGACTTAGATAATTACATAGGTGATGTAAAGAACCTACACAAAGCAATGGCGGTACTATACCGACCTATCAAACAAAAAATAAAAAGCAAGTATTTAATACACGAATACAAAGGTGACGATTACCACGAAGCGATGTTACACACGCCAATGGATGCGGTGATAAGTTCAATGGTTTTTTTTTGGCATTTAGGAATAGAATTATCGACGGCTATGATAGCTTATTTACAAGTTCATCACAAGGAGGACTTGACGGCAGAGCAAATTTCGGCACTAAATGGGGTTGGTATCAATCTGTCTATGCACTTGCCGATGGGGATGTTACCAAATTTGAAAGCATAACAGACTTAAATATGAACGCTTGTTTGACTGCGTTAACCTTTAAAAAAGAAAAGGCAGAAATAGAAGCCAACGAATTAAAAAGAAAACGATGAGCGAAATAACATACAGGGGTATTCAATCCTTTTACGACCTAACAACTAAGGTAAGGGATATCTTACAATCAGATATAAATGTCAACACCGTAACCTTTGGTGATATTACAGAAGTAGATTTAAACAAGCAGACGATATTTCCGTTGTCGCACATAATGATTAACAATGTAACTGACAATGGACAAACTTTATCTTATAATATTTCGGTTATGGCTATGGACGTGGTTGATACGAGTAAAGATGCGACAACTGATATCTTCGTTGGTAACGATAATAGACAAGACATTCTAAACACACAACTAACGGTCTTGAATAGACTTCAGCAGAAGTTAAGAAAAGGAACACCACACCAAGATGGTTATCACTTAGAAGGCAGCGCAAGTATGGAAGCTTTCTATGATAGGTTCGAAAATGAACTGGCAGGATGGGTAAGTACTTTTGAAGTAGTTACTATGAACACGATTGATATATGCAACTAGATAAATTCAAGGAAGCGTTAGAATTATTTAGGAATCAAGTTATAAATGAATCTAAACAGAACCTGCGCAAGATAGGCAAGGGCGGTGGTACTTTAGAAAATAGCATTGAAGGAACAGAAGTTAAGGTAACGGATAGAAGCCTTGAATTTGAAATTAAGATGGCTGACTATGGCGTATTCCAAGACAAAGGGGTAAGCGGTATTAAAAAGAAATACAACACGCCTTATAGTTACACAACCAAAATGCCACCACCAAGCAAGTTAGATAAGTGGACAGTTAAAAAGGGAATAGCACCAAGAGACGACAAAGGAAGATTTATAAGCAGAAAAAGTTTACAATTTGCAATAGCAAGAAGCATATTTTATAAAGGAATAAAACCAAGCTTATTTTTTACTAAACCATTTCAGAAATACGCTAAAGGATTACCAAAAGAATTAGAAACCGCTTTCGCTTTAGACACCGAAGCACTTTTGGCATTTGTAACAAAACAACAACTAAACAAGAAGTAATGGCTAATATATTTGTAAGAAGTCCATTTTATGTATCTAAAAAAGACTTAGGCGGTACTGCGGCATACGGGATACTAACAATACAAGTAGATGGTACAACCGTTTACACACTAAGAAAAAACATATCGCAAAACTGGATTCTGTTTGAAATAGCTGAACTACTAAGGGACTATCTTAATATTGCTTATGACCCTGATACAAACTTTTACCAGACACATAGCGAAACATACCAAACAAGCGTTCAGCTTTACACAAGTGCTAATGCTACCGTAGGAAGTCCTG